TCTCTATTTTAAGAGATGCTGCGGGAAAGGCTTTGAAGTTTTCAGTCGCTGAAAACGCAGCATGGCTAGAGAAAAGAAAATGGTATAAATTTGGGAGGTATTAAAATGTCTGAATGGGGATTGGCTGCTCCTCGCGCCCGCAGAATTCAAGAACAAATGTACATAGGATCTATTACAGTTAAAAATCCCATGGGAGGAAAAACAGGGCAAATAGTTGTGTATTCAAACAATATACAGGTACTACAACAAATAGTTAATGAGCATAACGAGTTACAACGAATCAAGAAAGAGAGTAAATAAACTTATAACTTCAAGGATTTTTACAGTGGTTGATGAAGTTATAAGACATATAGTGTATGACTGATGAAACAAATACAATTGAAAATCCGGCTTCTTTAGAAGAGTTTGATACTCTAATCTGGCAAAATATAATTTCTTGGCTTAACAGTCAGTCCGATCTTCCTGAAAGCGTAAGAAACATAATAGCCAAGAGAGCCGAACAATTACGTCTTAAAATGCAAGTTTTATTCATGGAGCTTCAACGTAAGCATATCCATGATCTTGCAATGGACGTAGAGTTTGAAGCAGAGCTAAGAAGGGAACTTAGAAAAAGCTATCCTTTCCTAGATGCCAGAGAAAAAGCTGAAACTTTAAAAACTCTTATTTCTACAAATGAAGATAGATTAAAACGACTTGAAAACCAATTACAAGGTTTTGATTTGTTTTCCAACGTGGCTTATGCAATTCAAACAATGTCAAATCCTGTCCCAACTGCATTGTCAGATAAGGTAAAACAACTAAGCCCACTTAAGAGACAGCAGTTATTACAGGTTATTGACGAGATTAAATCAAAAGTAGAGCAAAATGTATATACAGATTTAAATGATGTTGAAGATGTACAAATAATAGCTGAACCAATAAAAGATGATAAAGAATGAGCGCAATTTTAACACAGGACTTAAGTGAAGAGTCTTTAGAGGCGGCAGCGTTTCAAGAGTTAGCTATATCTGAAGTAGAGAAGCTTCTAAAATTTCATCCAGCGGCGTCTCAGCAGTTTTTAGAAAAATTTCTAAAAAAGCAACTATCTTGGGATTCCTTCCTTCCAGTAGAAAGAAGTATTCTTCTTCATTTTCTATTAGAAAATACCGCAGGACGTTTAGAAGAATCTACTGCTATTTCGGCTTTATTGAAAGAAGATTTTATACGGACTCCACCATCTCCAGAAGAGTTTTTAAATACTCCTACTTATTTGGGGCCTATTTACAATAAAATATACCCTCCTTGGAGAGAAAACTTAACTTTCTGTCTAAACCCAAGAAATGAAATTCACGAAATGATTTTTCCGGGAGCTATTCGTACTGGAAAAACATGGTCAGCTATCATAGCTCAAATGTATAAGTTGACAATATTATCTTGTCTTAGAAATCCTCCATCTTATTTTGGTTTAGCAGATAATACTAGTTTATATTTTGGTTTGTTTACTCTTTCTTTGGAAAAAGCCGAAGGAGCTTTAGCTGATACATTCAGACGAATGATGAGTGAAAGCCCTTATTTCAAAAACGTTAGCCCTCTTAAAAAGAAAATAGGATTAAGACGTGTTTTGAATACGATGGGAGATAAACAAGAACAATATGAAGTATTATTACCCCAAAATATAAAATTAATTTTGGGTTCAAAATTACAGCACGCTCTCTCTATTGCTGTTATCTCAGGAATATTTGACGAAGTTTCTTTCCGAACCAGAAAAACAGTAAAGGAAGAAGATGACGAAAACTCCGCAGAAGCCGTGTACAAACAGCTACGCGCCCGTATTACAGGTCAGTTCAATCGCTTGGGACACGTACCGGGTATCCTCTGTGTCATTTCGTCCAAGAAGACAACAACTGACTTTTTGGAAGCACACATCGAAAGCGTCAAGAATGACCCTCATACGCATATATGCGGGGGAAAGAATGGATACAGTCAATGGGACGTTAGACCAGAAGCGTTCTCTAAAGAACGTTTTTACGTCTTTGTTGGATCGTCTAAAACAGCATCTAGAATAATATCGGACGAAGAAAAGAAATTATATCCAGAAGATAGTCCGAATATTATTGCTGTTCCTTCGGATTTGAAAAGAGATTTTGAATACGACATTAACTCTGCTTTAAGAGAACATGCCGGTATTGCTACTACAGGACAAGCACTGTTATTTGATGATCCTTTGATTGTTACTCAGAATTGGGATCAGGAACGTAAACCAGTATTTCATGATGAAATACATCTTGGGTTTAAAGATTCTTATTCATTAAAGAATTTTTTGAATGGAGCGGAGTTATTTAAAGATGCAGGATTTGCAACTATACCAAGATATCACCCTGACATGCTCCGAGTTATACATCTCGACTTATCCAAGTCTGGAGATGCTACCGGATTTGCTATGGGCGGTGTATCCGAGTTAATAGAATATGTAGGCAAAAATCAATTTGGGCAAGATGTTATTCGTTCTCTTGTTCCGAAATTTTGGATTGACTTTTGTGTTGGAATCAAGGCTCCACAAGGAGATCAAGTAGACTACATCAAGATACAGCAATTTATTAACTATTTAAAATCTAATAAATTTAGAATACACTTAATTACATTCGACCAATACCAATCAGTAGGGCCGATGCAGATGTTAAGTAGGGATGGTTACAATGTAGACAACCGTTCTATAGATGCAATTGATTTACCTTATATTATGTTAAGAGATGCAATGAATTCTAAGAACCTGTCTATGTATAAAAACAAAATATTAGAAAAAGAATTAATTAACTTGGTTCATATGCCTTTTGGTTTAAAAATGAAAGTAGACCATCCTAAGTTATTCTTAGATGGTCATGCTGGCTCAAAAGACCAAGGTGACGCTTTGGCTGGTGTAATTGCTGGTTGTTATGAATTGTTAACTGATCTTAAGAAGCATCCAGATACAGCCAATGCCGATGCTGCATCCAAGATTATTGAAGGTCTTAATACTGGTTCACGTCCAGATGTTATACCTGATGTGTCTGGCGATGAAAATGAAATGATGGAAAATCAAATAGATAAAAGGAATCCCTATAACTTTAAGTTATAAAGGAAAATATCATGGCGTACTTTGACAGAAAAAATCCCGCAGAAAATCAAATTTTTAGTCCCATAGCTAATGCTCTACGTACTATCTTTGGTAGATCTGTTACCCAAGTTGCCCAGTTAAAGGGTCAGGATCTAGAGCAGGATGCTTATAACCGGCCAGATTCTATTGAGAAACAATTAGCTAAGATATTTTCTGGTTATACGGATATTCAATATGATCGAGTTACTAAATACCGTGATTATGACCGTATGGATATTAGTTCTACTGAATGTCAGACGGCTTTGGATATCTATGCAGAAGAAGCTTCCCAACCAGATTCAAAGACTGGGATGAAGGCATGGGTAGAGTCCGAAGATCAGAAGATGGCTGATGAATTGAACGGTATGTTCAAGCGCATAAGAATGGAACATAAAGTTTGGGGTATATACCGTAATATTGCCAAGTACGGGGATTGTTTTGAATACATGATGTTAAGTCCTTATGGTATTCATGACATGCAATTCATCCATCCTTCAAGAGTAGAAAGAGTGCAAGAAGATGGTTTGCAAGGATTTAAGTGCCCTGATTTAACTGGCGTAGTCCCAATGGATAATCGGGTTGGATTATTCAAGCCTTGGGATTTCATTCATTTTAGAGTAATGGCCTATGACCAAGAAAGCGTGTATGGACGGTCATTTCTAGAGTCATTGCGTAAGGTTTGGAAACAGCTTTCCATGTTGGAAACAATGATTGTTATTTTCCGCATTTCGAAGGCGGTACAACGTAACATCTTTTATGTTGATGTTGGTCAGGCTTCAATTCAAGAAACTGCTGAACTAGTAAAACAATACGAAAAATTCCTTAAAACCAAATCGCAGTTTGTCGATTCAGCAACTAAAGACTTTAAGATGGATTTTAATCCTGCCACTATATTACAGGATATTGTTTGGCCTGTACGTCCGGGTTCTGCTTCAAAGGTAGACCATTTAGAGAATACGGCTAATATTGGGCCATTAACAGACCTAGAAGCATTTAGAAGTAAGATGCGTATTGGTCTTGGTATTCCCAAAGACTTCTTTGATGGAGAAGTATCTGGTGCATGGAATTCCAAAGAAGCTTTAATCCTTCAAGATGCTCGTTTTAGTCGTAAGATAGAAAGAATACAAAATTCTCTTAGGGATGGTTTGATACGTATGTGTCAAATCCATTGGGCTATTACTCATCAATTATACCTTGACCCAGATGCTTTCCAAGTTAAGTTAGGAACTATATCCGATTCTGCTGAAAGAATTCGTGAAGACATCCTTCTTAGAAAGGCCCAGATCCTTGAGATCCTTGGCAATCTTTCAGTTACTATGGGATGGAATCGCAAGGTTTGGACTGATTATCTTCTTGATGAAGTTTATCCTTTACCCAAGAAACTTCGTGATGATCTTAATACTCCAGATCCTGTAGAGATGGAAATGATGATGGCAGCGGCTGGTGGTGGAAAACCCGGCGAGGGCGGCGGTGGCAAGAAACCCGGATTAGGTGGAAAACTATCGGTTATGGGTGGAACGATGAAAAAAACTAAGCCACCGAAAAAGGTAACAGCAGATAATCTTCAAAAAGGATTACGTGCTTTTGGTTATGGAAAAGCTGAAAGTGAAACTATTGATGATTTAACTCCTCAATTAATGGAAGAGTTTGTGGATGAAACCGAACAACAGGATGCCTTGGAAGCAATAGCGGAAACAATACTATCTCCTTTTTTTGGCTTAACCAAAGAAGAAATTGATGTAATTATTTCTGCACCGAAGGACACAACCGTTCCTCAAGGAATGTCCGGTTGGAAAAAGCTACAAGAACTAGGCATAGCTCCCGGTTCTCTTGAAGAGGGTCAGAGCTACGAGAAAGAAACATCCAAAGACTTTAAATCTCCATTAAATGACATATCTTAAATAAGTACACAAGAGGTATAAAATGGTTAATAAAAAAGACTTAGTTGGTAGAATCAGAAGCCAATTACAGTATAAATATAAACCAGCAGAATTAGAACTCATGATTTCTGCTGTAGTTGATACTATACTTAATGCTTGTGAAAATGGTGAAGAAGTATCTATACCTAATTTTGGAAAGTTTTATCCTCGTCATGTTAAAGGTAAGACTATAAAACAAAACGGGATTAGTTGGCTTCAAGGAAAAGAGTTTACTGTTCCAGATAGGTTTTTATTTGGATTTAAACCTTCTTCTTTTTCAAATGATAGAGTGAATCAATTAACAAAAAAGATAAACAAAACAAAGTCAGATGAAAAACCTTAAATTAGACCAATTAATACTTTATAGACAGAAATTAGATAAAATTTATACTAATTTACTAAATAAGACTGTATTAATTCCAAATTTAAGAAACGTAGTACAATCTACTCAGCGTAGTATTATCTCTCCTCAAGTATGGAGAAAGAAGAAAGCTAATGTTCAAACATTAGCTGGTAGAAGTTTCGTAGCTTTGCGTAATGCTTTTTCTAGAAAATTATACGAAGTACTGAATTTACTTAAAGAGGAAGAAATAGAAGAAAAAGAATTTAGAGAAAGAATTAAAGATATTTATAAGTCTTTTTATCAAAGAGCTTATAACTTTGGTTTAAAAGCTGGTGGGTTAGGAATGTCTTTGAATTATCTTTCTTTTAGCCGGTTATCTAAACTTCCTGCTTTAACTTATCAAGATAGGTCTTTTCTAGAAAATTCTATTTACGATTCCGATATATTTATTTCTTATTTTCTCAAAACCAAAGACAAAGAGATTCCTGAGCATTTCTTCGACCTCCTTTCTAATCAGTATGACGTAGGGCGTTTGGTTGGGGCACCCGCCCGCTCCGTGGTCTACTGGAAGCGACCAGCCGGTTCAAGCTGTGAACTGTGTGGATATATGGAGAACGCCTCTCCGTGGCCTACAGAACGACTTCTCATACTTCCCTTCAACTGTAAGAATTGCTCCTCAACTATAAGAATAATTCCAAAAAATTCTTCTGAATATGATAACCATATGGAAAGACTATCGGATACAGAAGCTATTGAGAACTATATTAGACCTTTACTACAAGCTGATAACTATTGAAATCATAATATTTAGTGAATAAAATAGGTTAAAATTAGACATATAATATGGATTATTTTATCTAATAAATCTAGATTTTAGGAACATATATGGACGAAACTAACAGCCTTCCTGACGCTATGTTAAATATGTCCGAGGAAAAGATTGTGGCCAAAATGATGGATATGCATGGTGTTAAGAAAAATAGTGGAAGATTAGAAGAAGAGATGAAGAAGAAAAAAGAACGAGAAATGGAAGCTCTTCGGAAGATCCACGAAGAACAGCATAAGGCTAAGGGGGAACCTCTAACGGAGACCGTTGAAGGTGGGGTTCACCGACAAGCGGCTCCAACCCCGCCCGCTCCTAATACAATAGGTGCTGCTTATGACTCGAAAAAGGAACACGAACCATCAGGGTTAAATTGGGTTGCCACTACGGAAGGTAATGTTATGTCATTGCCTACTATTAGTGACACTCATCAGTTCCTTGCTGCCGCAAGTCAACAGCCCGGTTTTGCTTTCGGATTAGTAGCAAAAGCTGGCGGAACGTTATGTTTCATTAAATATGACGAAAAAGGAACTGTTTATATGGCTGAACCTTCAAGGGAACCGAATAAGTTTGCAAATCCCGGACTTAACTATGATTTTGATAACGATCCCGCTTCTTCTAAAGAAGCTGGTCCATCCTCAATGGTTCCAAATACAAGAAGGATTTTAGGGAGAGCAACCTTAGAAACAAAAGATAATAAATGGTGTGGCACTCCTGCTTTAATGAAGCAGGGTAAAGATTTCTTCGAAGATGTTAATGGCATCATGGAAGATGCTCTTGATGAAAGTCGGGAAATAGATGTTGCTAGTTTAAATAATCCTCGTCAGCAAGCGTTAGTTACAAAACTATTAAATGCTGCCGCAGAACTTAGAGGTACTCCTCCTCCAAAAGATGAGAAGGAAGAATTACCGTTACCAGCGGCTACGATGCAGCCCGGAATTCTAGTAGAAGAAACTAATGAAGAAAAAGAGATTTCTTTAAGTGATTTAAGTAAGTTTGCGATTCATATTTCTCAGATTAGAAAGACGAATGACTCAGAACAGCTAGAAGCATTAGAAGATAGTATTCTAAATTTTCTTGCTGAAAATCTTCTTTTGAATAAGCCCGTTGTTACTAAAGAAGTTTTTGAATCTTTTATAAATGAATTTAATAATTGCTTAGAGGACTAAGATGGCTGTAACTTACTCTGTTCAAGCAACAGTATTTCGATCAACTAATTTTGATCGAGAAACATTTAGGAAGTTAGGGCTTACTTCTGAAAGAGCCGAAGATGAGTTTGCTTCCTCAGTTGATTTGAGCAAGATACCTTTACCTACTTTTCCTATTCTTATTCCTACAGCGGCTGCAACAACAATTAATTTTGTAGGAATAGTAGTTACAGGGGGAATGGTGACAATTCGATTGACAACCGGTAATTTGAATTTTAACAATATTGACTTACCGGTACAAGG